CTGCTGCTTGCTGACTGGGCCAACAGGGGGATCAATGCTTGGACCATCAAGCAATACCAGATCCCGATGGTGCAGGGCACGGCAAGCTACTACGTCAACTCGACGGTTCCCAGCTCGGTCATTGACGTGCTGGATGTCTATGTTCGGGAAACCACTGGGGGCACCACCACCGACGTGCCCCTGACGCGCATGAGCCGTGCTGAATACGCCCTCATGGCGACCAAGTCCCAGACCGGCAAACCGAATCAGTTCTGGCTCGACAAGCAAGCGTCCCCGCTCATGTATATCTGGCCAGTGCCTGACAAGAGCAGCACCTACACGGTCTTCGCCGATGCGCTTACCCGCATGGATGATGCCGGTTCTGGGGCTAACACGGTGGATCTCCCTTTTGAGTTCTACCCCTCCCTTGCCAGCGGCTTAGCCTACTACATCAGCATGAAGCGGGCGCCCGAGCGCATGCCCATGCTGAAGGCGGTTTACGACGAGGAGTTTCTGCGGGCCATGTCGCAGAACGAGGAGCGTGCGCCTTACAGCGTTGCTCCTGATCTGCGCAGCTACAACACGGCCTGACGCCATGGGCTTCGCGAACAATAAGCACGCTTGGGGAATCTGTGACATCACAGGTTTCCGCTATCGTTTGCGCGACATGAAGAAAACCTGGGACGGTTTGCTTGTGGGACCAGACCAGTGGTCTCCCAAGCACCCCCAGCTGATGAAGAAACCGACGCCACTGGATCCTCAAGCGCTGCAGGATCCTCGCCCAGACACGGCGGCGGACGGGAAGGACAATACCGTTTTCTTGGTGTACACAAACCGAGGCGATGGTATTTTGGGCGCCCAGTTGCAAACTTTTGCAGTCACCACAGCAGTTGGTAGCGTGGAGGTCACAATATCATGAGCTACACCCTGGCTTCCCTAAAGACTGCGGTGCAAGAGTGGATGCAGGTGGATGAGACCACCTTCAACGACAACCTTGACGAGATGATCCGCAACGCTGAAGCGCGGATCTTCAAGTTGGTTCAGTTACCCGAGCAGCGGAAGAACGTGACGGCGAACGTCAGTACCAACAATCGGTTTCTGGCAACGCCGACAGACTTCTTCGCGCCCTTCTCGCTTGCAGTAATTGATAGCAACCAGTACCACTACCTGCTCTTCAAGCACCCGTCCTTCATCAAAGAATACGCGCCCGACTCAACGACCCGTGGCCGACCGAAATATTACAGTCAGTTTGACGACACGGCCTTTGAGCTTGCGCCGGTTCCTGATGCGGACTACAGCATTGAATTGCATTACCTATATAAGCCAGCTTCGCTCACCTCCGGTGGCGATGCCGGTACCACCTTGCTTTCAACCGAGTACCCCGAGGCCATGCTCTACGGGACGCTGGTTGAGGCAGCAATCTTCCTGAAAGAGCCCGGTGATGTCGTTGGACAGATGGAGGCTCGTTTCAAGGAAGCGGTAGCTCGCATGAAGAATCTCAGCGAGGGCCGGGGAACGCGGGACGAAGTTCGTTACGACATGCTGAGAACTGGAGTGAGTTGATGGAAAAAGAACCGGGCCTAAAGGGGAAAAGGGTCGCAATCGTCGCACTTGGCAGTAGCCAGATTGACTTTGTGATCGGGTTGGAAAACAGCAAGAAGTGGGATGAAGTGTGGTGCATCAACGCAGCGCTGGCGGTTTACCGGCAGTGTGATCGGGTGTTCATGCTGGATCCCCCTTCCCGCTATTTGGACACTGAGGACGCAGGAAACCAGACCGAGATCATGCGGGAGATGCTCCCGAAACATCCCGGTCCAATCTACACCTGCGAGCTGGATGAGCGCGTGCCGGGAGCTGTGGAGTTCCCTCTCGCTGAGGTGGTTACCTACGCGAGATGCGCCTATCTGAACAACACCGTGGCCTATGCCGTCGCCTATGCCTATTGGCAAGAAGTGGGCCACATTGATTTGTTTGGGGTGGATTTCAGCTATTCGCACAACCTGCATTTTGCAGAAGCTGGGCGCGCTTGCGTGGAGTTCTGGATCAGCAAGTGCTTGGAGAACGAAATCGGGATTGGCGCCTCTCCAAGATCCAGCTTGCTGGACAGCAACGTTGGTGTGACCGAGCGCCTCTATGGTTACCACCGGCTCGACGATCCCATCGTTGCTATGCCTCACAATGATGAGTGGGTGCTTTGCCCCCGGTCCCAGCTGAGCAAGGTCATTGAAGAGCGAGAGATTGAGCTTGTGAAGGTGGCCAAGGCTCCGGAGCCCTACCGAGGATGATGAAGGATCAGGTAGGCCCCAAGTTAGGGAACGTCATGGTTTCCACGACCGAGAACCGGGGGCACGCCCCCGAGTTCTGGGCGGAGCAAGCAACCAAAAAAATCTGCGGGATCTCTGAGCAAGCAGACCCTCATATCCGCAAGCAAGCATTGGCTTTTCGGGATAGAATTTACAGCGTAGTATTGGCTGAGATCCGGAGCGCCATTCGCTCAGATCGCGTGACCCTTAGCAATCAGCTAAGGAACCGTGGAATCAAAGATTTGGCGCAGATCATAAAGGAGCTTTAACATGGCGATCACCTCCGCGATTTGCACAACTTTCAAGCAGCAGTTGCTTGTCGGAACGCACAACTTTGCCACTGGAGGGAACACCTTCAAGTTGGCTCTTTACACCAGCAGCGCGACCCTGGGGGCTTCCACCACTGCCTACACGACGGCAGGTGAAGCCACGGGTACCAACTACAGCGCTGGTGGCAGCAACCTAACCAACATCACGCCTTTTGCGACGGGCACGACGGCGGTGGTTGATTTTGCAGATCTGACCTTCTCGACTGCCACCATCACGGCTCGCGGGTGCCTGATTTACAACAGCACGGCAACGAACGCAGCGGTTGCAGCCATCGACTTCGGTGGGGATAAAACCTCGACTGCTGGTGATTTCACCATCGTCTTCCCCACGCCGACCGCAACCGGCGCCATCATCCGCTTGGCCTGATGCGCGAAGATGCCGCTGGCAAAGCTGGAGTTTCAGCCGGGGATCAACCGCGAAAGCACTGACTATGCGGCAGAAGGCGGATGGGTCGACGGCAATCTTGTCCGGTTCCGAAAGGGACGGGTGGAGAAGATTGGCGGCTGGGAAAAATACGGCACTGACTCCATAGAAGGAACGCCACGGGCAATCCACCCGTGGCTTTCTCTTGATGGCACTCGCTATAACGGCATTGGCACGACTTGGAAGTATTACGTCGAACAAGGGCAGACCTACTACGACGTGACGCCCATCAGGGCCACCACGGCAGCGGGCGATGTCACCTTCGCCGCCACCAGCGGATCCTCAACCATCACGGTTTCTGACACCGCCCATGGCGCGGTCCTGAACGACTTTGTCACTTTCTCTGGCGCGGTATCCTTGGGCGGCTTGATTACCGCCGACGTGCTCAATCAGGAATATCAAATCTCCGCCATCGTGGATGTTGATACCTATGAGATTCAGGCCAAAGACACCTCTGGAGTCACTGTCACGGCGAATGCCTCGGATACGGGCAATGGCGGCGGCAGTATTGTTGGTGAATACCAAATCAACGTCGGCCTCGACACTTACGTCTCCAGCTCTGGTTGGGGGGTTGGCACATGGGGCGCCGGTGGATTTGGATCAGCCTCAGCCATCTCTGCAGCGAACCAGCTGCGGCTTTGGACCCATGACAATTATGGGGAAAATTTGATCATCAACCCTCGCGGCGCAGGCATCTACCGCTGGGTTGAGAACTCTGGGGTTACGGTCAGGGCAGTCGAGCTTTCCCAAGTTTCTGGCGCGAATCTGGTTCCGACCGTGGGTCTGCAGGTCATCACTTCAGAAACCGACCGGCACCTTATCGTGCTGGGGGCGGATCCCATCTCTGGGGGAGCGCGCACCGGGTCAGTGGATCCCATGCTGGTGGCCTTCAGCGATCAGGAAGACGAGCTGCAGTTTGAGCCGCTGAATACCAACTCGGCTGGTTCGGTGCGGCTCTCCAGCGGATCCTTCATCGTCGGCGGGATCAAGTCCCGGCAGGAAGTGCTGATCTGGACTGATACCGCCCTTTACAGCATGCAGTTCATTGGCCCGCCCCTGACCTTCGCCGTGAACCTCGTCAACGAAGGCGCTGGTTTGATTGGGCCGAAAGCCATGGCTAACGCCCCCACCGGGGTCTTCTTTGTATCGAAGAATGGCTTTTATTTTTACAACGGGTCTGTGCAGCGCGTTCGTTGCACGGTGCAAGAATACGTCTTCAACGATCTGGATCTTGGCCAAGCATTCAAGTGCGTGATGGGCGTCAATGCGGCGTACAACGAAATCTGGTTTTTTTATCCAAGCCTTGAAGATGGCACGGGAGAGATCAGCCGCTATGTGGCGTACAACTACCTTGACCAAGTCTGGAGCATTGGAAAGCTGACCCGCTACAGCTGGATTGATCAAGGGATCAATGACAAGCCGCTGGCTGGGCTTTCCATCAATGGCGCCTATTGCTTGGTTGAGCATGAGAGCGGCTACGATGCAGATTCGGAACCGATGACGGGTGTCTTCATCGAAAGCGCCGACATCGACATTGGAGAAGGGGAGCAGTTCAGCTTCATCAAGAAGATCATCCCCGACATGGCCTTCACCGTGGATAGCACTGTCTCTAACACTCCAGCCATGAACTTTGTGATGAAGCGCAGGAACTATCCTGGGCAATCTTTAGTTACCGACTCAACGACGCAGATCACGCAAACGACTTCGTTCAAGAACTTGCGCACGCGAGCGCGGCAGATCGCGGTTCGGTTTGAATCAGATGATGACAACGCAGCGATAAACCAGAAAGGTTACAAGTGGAGGCTAGGCGCGACTCGTCTTGACATTCAGCCGAGCGGTCGCCGATGAGCAAGATCCTCCAGACGCGACTGCCTCTGGCCCAGGGTCAGACAGTCAGCGCGGATACATTCAACCGACTGGTTCGGGTTTTGGAATTGAACCTCGGAGCGGTCGATGTTTCCTTCTCCCCGCACTACAATGCGACGGAGATAGGGGAGAATCAATTCGCAACTGGTAGTATCATTTTCAACACGACGAACGAGATCCATCAGGCATTTGACGGGACAGCTTGGAGAGACCTCTATCGGCACCAGACGTATCCGACAGGAGTCTCCATAACCAGTAGCCTTGGATCTGTAACGGTGAGCACGCCATGAGCCTAGCCCTAGAAAACACACTGATGCAGATCTACGACTCGCCTCGCATGATGCAGGCTGGTGGAGAAGTTGGGCCGATGCCTCAGTCTCCCATGCCTATGATGCAGGCTCCCTCAGCCGGTCCAGAAGATGATCTTCGTCAGGTCATGGAAGCGCTCATGCAGGAACGCATGACTGCCGATGACCCTGATGATCAGGCCGTTCTTGATCGACTCATCAATAGCGCAGAAGTCGGCATGAACGCTCCGCTTGGGCAAGAAGCAATCCTCCTTGCTCAGGCTGGCCGCGAGGGCGACTCTGGTTTGGCCCACGTTGCTCCCGGCGACGTGATCATCCCGCCCCAAGCCTTTGAGGGGGATGATGATCTTGAGCAAGCCATTG